CCAATTTTGAAAAGTAGTAGTAGTAAGTCAGTAATGACCCGTACCGAAGGCTGGAAAGCCGCGCGCGCTGCTGCAACACCTTTAGCGACCAGCCAGAATTTTGGCTTGGCAGCTCTTGTAACTACCGTGACGGCCCTCTCCTTGTCACAGGTGTCCCAAATCATTGGCATTTACAAGCAAGTGGTTAGTATTATCCCGGGTAGGTCTCTTCAGACGCTACCAGCTCCACAGGACCCGAGTAAAATCGCGACTGTGGATGTGGCCGCAAGGCCAACAACGACTCCCATTCAGCAATTCGAAATGGTCGGCCTGTCGGTCGCCCTGGCTGCAATGGCTGGCTCTAGGCTTCCAGTCGAGAGCTTTTTCAGGAATGTTGTGACTCCCGTTCTCCGTGTCACAATAGGCCTAAATGGCGGTAGGCATACGTTTGCTTATTTCCATGCATTAACGATTATACAGTCATTCATGCAGAAGAATCGGACGCCTCAGGCTGTCGCTTTCCTGACCATGTTGGTGGCCAGACGTGTGATAGGCAAGTTGCTCCAATCCCTCAAAACTCCTATTGGTGCAGAGCTCACCACTAGGTTCATCAAGAAGACGTTGCAGGCCGACAATCTGTCGTCGAGCCAGCAGAGGCAAGTCTTTATTGATGCTCCACTCATCTCCAGCACACCCTCAGCGAACCACACCCATGGTGCGAGTGCGCAGAGTCGAAATGCGGGCAGCCACACAGCTGCGATGGTAGCACGACTTCTTGGTAAGGAGCCGTACTATTTTCAGATGAGCCTTGCTGATCTCAGGAAAGGACGCGATGGTGATCGCACCTTCCACTGGGCCAAGGATCTTGCGATACCTCCGCAGGCTTTTCATTTTCAGCCTCAGGACCAGGTAGGAGTGTTGGTAGACGTAGACCATTACTTCGATATGCCTAGACTGTTGGCCGAATACCCTGGCACGTATTTGATTTCGACTGCGCAACCAACCGCAGCTGCTGGTAGCAGTGGGGAATATAGTTTTATGTTCTCCGACAATCGAATTAAGTACGTGATCAGTGGTGGTGCTGAGTTTGACCATCAAGTGTGGGATTACTCTGGAGATACCATCTTAGTGGAATCGGTCGGTTGGTTTTACAAGACCATTGTGTCTTACCATATCGACCGCAAGTACCTGGATGAGCACCACGCCCTCATTCTTCTCTCTCTCATAGGGAAGTTTGAGGTTCCAGTTCTCCTCCCATCGTCTTGGGTGATTGAGGGAAGAGGATTGAAGAGGCTTGAACCTTGTTTCGGCGATTACACCGTTATGGACATTCAGCGTCCTGACGGCATGTATCGCAGCGTTGCGTTGAAGGGAACATACTTGGCTGCTACTTATCCAAGGTCCACATTTGACGCTGTCCATGCGGCCGCACTGCAGGCGCGGGTTTTGACCCCTGCACTTGTGGCCACGAATGCTGCTGTTTCGAGCCCTATTGGCCTCCCAACAGAGAAGCTTCCTCCTGGACATGCTGCACTTTTGACTGGTTATTTGAAAGCCGGTCTGCCGAAGTTCACCCCTATCGTGTTTCCACCCAGCGAGTCAATGCTGCCGATTTATTTCGGCAAGCATGACTACAATGCACAACCAGCCTTGGTTGGTTTTGGTAGCCCCCTCATTGGGCCATCATACGGGTTCGTCACTAGCATTGCCAGTGACGACAGGTGCATTGCTGGTAGAGTGGAGAAATTTCAAGCGAAGATGGCGTTTGAGAAACCGATGCCAACTGGGTATGCGGGATACATTGACGAGTTTTCGAAACTCCTTATCCCGATACCGCACACAGGTGTCCCCGTAGACCACGACTACGTGTTTGAGAAGCAGAATAGGCCTTCCCAAAGGTCGATTTTGCAAGAAGCGGCAGCCTCTGGGCCCTTCTATAAAACAAGTGTCAAGGCATTCAACAAGAAGGAAACGTATCAGAAACCGACTGATCCCAGGAACATCTCTCAGGTGTCTGGGCCTGTAAAGTTAGAGTACTCTACGTTTTTGTATGCCTTCCATAACCAAGTCATGATGGGTGAAGATTGGTATGCTTTCTCCAAGACACCGGTCGAGATTGCATCACGAGTGTGTAAGGTTTTGCATAATTCCACGCACTCTGTTATGGCTGACGGTTCCAGATGGGATGGACACGTCAACCGTAGGATGCGAATACTCGAGCGTACGATCTTGCTGAGGCATTTCCAACGAGGTTACCATGCTGACCTGAACGAGGCCATGGACAAGCAGATTGGGCGTCCTGCCACTACTACAGAGGGCAGAACGTACAATACGGGCTATTCACGGCTTTCAGGATCGCTGGAAACATCGGATTTCAACACCCTTGGTGCGGCGTTCATAGACTACTGTGCATGGAGAAACACAGTGATCAATGGAGCCAAATGCACTCCTGAACAGGCGTATCGCCTACTTGGGGTTTATGGCGGTGATGACAGCCTTGCAGGGGCTGTTGACCCTGTAGCACTGCAGAAAGCAGCAACAGTGATGGGGCAGGATTATGAAATAACAGTAGTAAACAGGTATGAGTTAGGGGTTAATTTCCTTAACCGCCAGTTTGGCCCACATGTGTGGACTGGAGATCCCAGTTCCATGGCCAATCCAGCTAGAGCTCTCGGCAAACTATTTGTAGGCCCTCGAGTTCTTTACCATCCCCTTGTCAGATTTTCTGAGAGAGCGTCAGGATATTACCGCATGGATGCGAACTCGCCAGTACTCGGCAAGATATGTGAAGTTGCGCACATCTTGCTTGGAGAAGCTGAGCATACTGAGTTTGCTCCTTGGTATGGGCAAGAGCCCGTGGACACAAATTGGCCCAATGAGGATTCGGGGTGGATGATGGACGTGTTTAACAAGTCCATTCCGGATTTTGATTTTGACAGGTTTGATGCTTGGATCAATGAGATCCTGGCCAGCGGTGACCCTGCGTTGCTGCTTCAGGCTCCTCTGTGCACTGCTGTGCCACAGGAGCTTGCACCTGTCAAGCAAGCCTGCGTGGTTGGCGAAGACCTCAGGTACCCTGAAAAGGAACCTGAGAAGCCCGCTGACACCGCTGTCAGTGCGTCAGGCCCCGAAGTGGACTTAGACGATAACACTGAGACCGCACCCCTAGGGGACGACACTCAGGAGGAGGTTCCTGTTGCCGTGGCCCAGGCTGCGGAGGTAGTGCCAGTTGTCGATGCAGCAGGCAAGACCATTCGGAAGCCTAGTGCACCCAAGGCGCCAAAGAAGCGAGCACAGACTTGTGGTCATCCGCAGGTCAAAGGGAAGGATTGCCCCTGCAGTTGGCGAGAGCCGAAGGCAAAGGATGGTGAGACTGCCCCTGAGTTCGCCTCTAGGTTGCAAGCGTGGACTCGCACTAGGAAGAGCGTAGCCAAGAAACTTGGCGTCGCCCTTCCGAGAAAGTGATCATTCGTGACCACAATTTGTACATAGTAAAATTAGTCAATATGCGGCTGCTAGCACAGGATCGCAACCTGGCCACGATAATTGATATCACCGGTGAGTAGTAGTAGTAGTAGCATGAGTAAATCTTCCTCAGAAAAGAAGTTGTCGAGTCACGAAAAGAAAGAAGTTCGTGATATGATTCTGCAAACAGTAGGCAAGCAGAAGAAGACACAAGCGAAGTCCTACGCGGCCGCACCAAATGATGTGGCTACCAGGTCTGCCAAAGCAGCGTCTGAAAGACCCAGCTGGCAGACTCTGGCGGGGGCGTATGCAAGAAATTTGATGCGCCCAGACATGTACATCGCGCCACCTCCTGAGCGCGGTGTCTCAAGTCGAACGGTTTTGGCAAGAGTGAAGTTGCGATTCACACTGGCAAGTGACGAAAACGGTAGATGTATCGTCATGTTCACACCCAAAATGTGGGCACAGGTCACTTCGTCCAGCACTGCTCAGTCTTCCAATGGACTGGGCTCGCTCGAGATCCCGCCGGGCTTTACTTATAGTACTGCCCCAGCGTTGAGGATCCCGCGATCGGGACACCCCTTGGGCAAGCATAGGGTTCCTGATGAGACCAAGGCTGAGTTGGACAAGAAGCTCAAGTCGAAGGATAAGGCTGGTTTCAAGGACATCGGGTCCTCAACTGGCTGGAACTTCGACGGTTTCTTCGACCAGTCGTCGCAAATGCCGCAGTTGTTCGGATACTCTTCGAAGTACCGACCAATAGGGTGCTCCCTTAAGGTTGAGCCCAATGCGGCACCTGTGGCATTCAGCGGGACCAGCGTGTCGGTGCAGGTCCCGGCTGAAGTCGGTCTCCCGACTACAACGTCGACATCGTATTCCACGATGTGGACGTTCGAGCAGATTGCGTCTTTGTCGCAATCTGTTACGCAGCCCGCCATCGACGGCGTTCACATGTCGCTCCTCCCCTATGAGATGTCATCGAGGGATTTCGCGCCAGTGAAGCCGTCGAACATGCTGATTGGGTTGAGCGGATGGGATGCGGATGCATTGACCATGTTGCTCCCCAACCAACCCCCGACGCGAAAAGCGGACGGGTCGGTGACATACGCCAATTTGTATGAGAATTTCGACACGGGCATGGGCCCTGTAGATATTCCAGAGTCCCTTTCGATAGGGGCTGCATACACGTCTCTGGTGAATGCACAGACCGCGTTCTCCTCTGCAGCGGCGTACAATTCTGCGTCGCTGTATGCCCAGAAACCTGGGTGGGGTTATGGCATCATAGCATGGGAGGGTCTTCCTGCGAACACGGTGTTTGGATACGCTGAGTATGTGTGCAATTTTGAAGTGGTTCCTGATGAGAACTCCTTGACATTCGGGTCTTACCAGGATGCGGGCACACAGAATAGTCAGAAGGCTATGGACTCAGTGGATCAACTCATGTCGCATGTATCGATCACTGGAGGGAATGTCTCATCGTCAAAACCAGGCACCGGGGTGCTTTCGACGATTGGAGACGTGCTGAAGGGAGTCGCCACATTTGGGGCGAACCTTTTCAGCGGTGAGGGCGGAGTCAGTGGACTCGCGACCTCGATTGGAGACAGCATTAGTGGCGTGGCTGCTAGTGCAGGCCTGGATTTGGGTGCTTTTGGGGAGATGCTCCCCGCACTCATTGAAGGTGCCGTCTCGTTGCTTGGCGCTTTGTGATAGCGCCAGGCCGGGTCCAGCTCAAGTCCGACCGAAAACTGAGCCCACGCGAGGTGTCGCGTGGAATGGCGGGTGGGGAAGGCCATTGTCTAACTCTAGACGGTAAATTGAGTTGCCGAGCTCTCGGCATTAAACTGAGCCCGGACGGATAGTCTACGACACCGGAGACGGAGCATGCTTAGCAACGGCGAAGCTGCTCCTGATAACAGTACCAGTAAGGTCCTGTGACAATGCGTGTGTTTGTTTTGCACCCACACCACCTCGGAAACGAGACAGTGCACGCGATTGTTTGTATATAGACGCTGGGGATAGGGCCCCAAGGCTAGCGTTGACAAATCCCTAAAGTCCACCCTTTGGGTGGCCGCACTTAGAAACTGAGGTCTAAGATTAGGCGTAAATTCTCTCGACATTGGTG